ATTTGGACGATATTTTTCAACCCATAATGATGTTGTTGCCATTTGCATGCCTTTTTGTTGTGTTTAAAAAGTATATTATATAGTAAGTAATGGAGAATGTCAAGTTCTCCATTACTCATGTTGATTAGTACATTGGTTGACTAAAGTCGAACTCTTGTACAGTTGATGCGTTTGACGCGCCTAGATTAATATCCGTAGGTAAATGATCAGAGACTGCTAAAATTGATGTAGTTTCAACTCGTCTAATAGTAGCAACGTTGCCGTTTTCATCTTCGAGTTGAACTCCTCGAGTCCATCGACCGTGTTCTACTAAGATCCAATCACCAACTTTTACATCATGTTGGTCTGGACCAATTTTGAATACTTTACCCCATCGAGGTTTAATACCTTCAGTTTTACCGTTGTCACTTCCGACAATAATGCCGCCTGTAGTAACTTGTTCTGCAAAATTCATATCTGTAACAAGTACGTTATCATGAATTGTATCTAACTCACCTTTAATCATTATTTGCCTTTTGATGTTTTTTCTAATGGTTTATTTTCTATAGGTTCAGGAATTGGTTGTACTAATGCATTTGGCGCTTCTGTAACTACTTCAGGGCGTACTAGTGGTTGCGTTAAATTATTTCCAAATGAACGGTGTTCAACCGGAACCCCTACATAGCTAGATTCTCCACTATTTTGATTACGAATAATTTGCCCGCCTGGCCCGAGTTCATCCCCGCGTGCATTAATTTTAACATTGCTAACTGCAACCATTAGTTCATTTTGACTCATTAGTCGATTCATATCGACGACTTTACCTCTAGCTGATTTATGAAAATCTGACATATTATTCTCCTTATTGTTGTGTATACTTATCTTAGAAACTCTCGCCAGTCTAAATTATATTTAATGCTATGAATTCTATGAACATTTAACAAATATAATACAAAACTTGAAACACTAGACCCTCTACCTACACCCCATATTATGTTTTCAGCTAAACAAGTATCGACAAAATATTTTAACCATTGTAATACTTGCATTAAATTTCTATTTTTAAATTCAGCCAATTCTTCAATAACCCTAGTTTGTTCATCTAAGGAGTTGCATTTACTAATGCAATATTCTTGTATATTAAATGTATAATACTGTTCAGGCATAAACCAATGTTGTTGATTAATACTGTCGTACTCTTCAACAGTAGTGTCTAATGTTTCTAAATTTTTAGCAAAGGTTATTTCTGCTATGTTTGATAATTGTAAAAATTCGTAGTTATCTTCAACTACGATATTTGAGATTGCTGACTGATGCCCTGCATACAGGGCATCAAACACATCAGCTTCGTTAAAAATTGGATTTGCAAATTTGTCTAATTTCATGTATGTATTTTAACTTACATTTATTAATTTGTCAAGTCCTTTATTTCTTGATTCCATCACTTTATTCCATTCTTCAGCTTGTCGTCTTCCTACTTCTTCTTTGTAAGAGTCTAATATAGATGAGATTTGGCATTGTACTTCAAAATTTGAAGTCATAAAATACTTTTTTGTTAAATCATTTATTTTAGCTTCAATATCAGCAGTTTTTAATGTTGATAAATCGTTTACTAATGGATGCATAATTACCTTTATGGTTTATTAAATTTACCAATGTATTTTAAAAATACAGTTGCACCGTGATCTACACTCCATGCTTCAATTACATAATACGCATCATTAGTAATTGTTAATGCAGGAAACGACACATCTGGAATTACTGTTCCGCCATTTGACGACGTAATTGAAGTTAAGGTTACATCAGTCGACGTTGATGCAGTAAACTGCACTCTAATATTTCCGTATTGTCCGTCATCTGGCCATTGAATAAATGTAACTGTTGTATCTTGAGCCAATGCAAAAGATTGATATATTCCATCCCATAACGAAATACTAACGGTAACATCACTAACACCGACGCCGTCAACTTCTTCATTAACTAAGTAATTACTAGCACCATAGAATTTATTGTATCTTCCATTTAAAATAATTCCCCCAACTAAATCACTAGTAACTGGATTTGTGTCAGTGGCATTTAAATTAGTTTTTAATAATGCTTTATTTTCAAATTGTATAAGCTCGGCTTTAGCCTGTGCCAATGCTGCTTGAATTCTCGTAAAATTATCACGGAATCCTTGACTATCGTTATCAACTCCTGCTACTGGATAGTTAGTAAGAATTGTGTTGGTTATAATACTACTCATATGTGGTTCCTATTGTTAAATACAATATATTTATCGGCATCGTAGCCGTTAACTTTAGTTATTGTAAATCTGTCAACTGTATAATCAAGTAATTTAAAATCAAAATTACTATATTTAATGTTTAATAAAATCTCGTCAGCTGCGCCATTCTTACAATAACAGAGTGGCACCCCTAATACAAAACCTAATTGTTTTCTATCACCCGGTTGTATAGATCGCATCCATAATGGTAAGTAATCCCACCTAACTTCACCAACATTTGATATTTGCGATCTCCACATAGTAACGTTGTCCTTTGCATACAATGTGTCTTCTAATAATGGATCTACCATATTAACGTAAATTACTTCGTATACCGGAGTTTTAGTACCGGAAATATATGCAATTGCTTTTTGTAAATTTCCAAATTTAAATCGTTTAACCTGTTCAGATAATAATTCGTTATAAGCTGAAATATGTTTAGTTTCAATGCCAGCATATATTATCATAGATAACGTTGATTGTAACCCAAACATTGAATCGTATTGTCTGTATAAGTTATCTGGAGTAAAAATAGACGGGTTATTAATAAATTTAGACCATATTGCCCTATGACTAGGTGTCATATACGGTTTAACATATATGTTACTGTAATCAATTTCATTTGGTGTATCAACTGCTATAGTAAAAGTTTTAGAAATTGCACTAATGAAATACTGGTCGTATGCTTCAACAGTAAAATTATAAACACGATCAATAGTAGTATTGTTGTTATCAAATGTTGTTTTAGTAATAGGTGTTAGATCAAATGATATAAGACCATTTTTAATATTAGAGTTATTAAACGTAGTTGAATTTATTGCTTTTCCGATAGTTGTTGCATTAGAATCAAAAAATGTATTATGAGCACGAGTACCTAAATTTGGAGTTAACATATAATCAGTTATGTTAAGATGTTGACCGGGCGCTTTCTTTAAATTGTACGTGTCAAACGTAACTCGATATACTGATGCATTAACATCAAATACAGTAGTTCTATTGTCAAAATTAATCTGATTAGAAAATTGTGATACTGTACCTAATATTTCACCGTCATATGATAGGGTTAATCCGGGTGGTAATTTTCCACCTGTTATCACATATGTTATTTGTGCATCTTTTATAGAACTAGATGCATTAATGTTAAACGTTGATACATAACCTGCATTAATTCGTCCCAGGTTAGCTGAAGTGTTCCATGTAATAATACTATCAAGTTCGCCTATAATTTTAACAGTGAATGTTCTTGACGCACGGTTTGTTTCGTCAGTGTCAACGTCTCCATATCTAATAGCAGTTACTGTAAACGTGTAGGTTGTAGTAACTGCCGGTTGTACAGGAACACGGCCGTATATTTCGCCTGTTATTAAGTCAATGTTCATATTAGGTGGCAACTTTGTAATGTCGTCAACTTCATAATATACAGCAGTTGTATCAAAAACATCTAACACAAACGTAACATAATTGTTTGCTCTAAATGTTCCTAAGTCAGAAGGAGTAAGCCATACCGGAGCTTGAATGTAAGATACATCGGACGTAAACCATTTAGCATTAGAAACTAATGATTCAGAATCTGCCCTAAACGTATCAGGATTAACTACGTAAATTTGAAATGTGTGATGCGGCGGAGTTAATGTATCACCGTCAGTTACTGCTACTACAAACTCATAAAATCTGTTAAGTGTTCGAGGTTGATTTACAAAAAAGAAATCGTACCCAATATAATCATATTTTAGTTCGTCATAACCATTTTGTCGTTGTTGATTTGCAAAATCATAAGGTCCGGCGTCATAATACCCGTGATCGTATGTTCCATTTCCTTCAGCAGGTTGTAACGTAGTAACAGATTCAACTACACCGTAAATTTTACCATCAGGAGTAAGTGATAACCCTGGCGGCAACGTGCCGTTGGTGATATAATAAGTTAACCGTTGTCCGGCAATTATATCAGAATCAAATGCGTCTATTTGATAGTTTACAAACGCATCGTCTACAACATAAAGTTGTTTGTATATGCCAATATCTAATAATCCTGCAGGTGTTAATATTACTGGGTTATCTGGGCCAGTAACTGTGATAGTAAATGTTCTATCAGAAATTTGATTATTTTTACTAGCGCGGATACAGAATGATGATGATGTATCTCGCAAAACTTCGTACGGAGTACCAAGAATGCGATTATCACTTAACCATAAGCCGTTAGGCAACTCACCAGATATTTTAGTGTATGTAACACCGTTGTCATTAGCAACAGGTAATTGTAATTCAAAATTAAGGCCTTCTTGAAAT